TCGGAAGCGCATTAGCAACGGCTGTAGTTACCTGAAAGATTCCGCCGACAATCTGCCCGAACGCCATCTGCACTTGAGGATCACTAAGCGCCTTAGTCAGCGACTCGACGCCTTCTTTGGCGTCTTTCAGATTACCGCCATCACCCTCAAGCAAATCACCGAACGCATTCTGCAATGCGGTCACGGCGCCGCCGAACGTATCGCGCGCAGCTTTTGCAGATCCGCCGAACTGGGTTTCCAGCTCTGCAAGGATTACAGTCTGCGCCTCTGCTAGCCGGCCAGTCTCGACCAGCGCGGTAATCATCTGCTGCTGGTCTTCGCTAAACTGGACGCCAGACTTGCCAAGCATGGCAACGCCCTTGATTGGGTCGTTTAACGCCTTACCGACCTGCACAGCCGCGCCTTTAAGGTCGCCGCCCATCTTGGTTGCGAGGTCAAGGATTGCCTCGGTTGCGCGCGGTACAACGTCGCCACCAATCTTGGTAAAGGTCAGTAGCTGCGACTGCATCGAGATGATTGCATCGTCGCCAAAGGTCGTGACGGCCTGCAATCCTTTTGCCATCGCAACCATTTGATCAGACGACAGGCCAGCAGCGCCGGCAGTCGATTTGATCGTGGCATTAAGCTGAGCCAGAGCGCTTTCTGATTCGATGGTGTTGCGAATGACGGCCTGAAAGAACACGCCGCCAGCCAAGGCAGCAGCAAGGCCGCCAATGACCTTGCCGAACTCCTTGGATGCCGTCGATAGCTTGTCTACCGACTTTTCCGCCTTGCCGGCAGCCGGAACCATCTTATCCAGCGCGGTAGTGGCGCTAGTTGCGTCCCTTGCGTCAACGCTGATCTTTAGTGATGCAATCTCGGTCATCGTTAACGCCTCTTGCGCAATGCGACTCTAACTTGGTCTGCCACTTTGTCGCGGTCAAAATCTAGCGGCTGATACGGTGCGCGCTCGCTGCTATCGGTGAACTCTGCGACTGCCGATGAATATGCCTTGCTTGTGGCTATCATGGCCTGAGCTTCCCACGAATTTATCGGCGTCCCAGTCAGCGCTTGCCATGCCTCCAGATCGCGCCAGCCTAGATCAGCGAGGCCGCATTCCAGCAGCATATCCATCAAGTACCTCGCGCCTTTCAGTGGCGGGAGCTGGGCATTCTCGCCAAGCTCCTTGCCTCTGCTGTTCTTTGCTTTTGGCCGCTTAGTGTGTAGCCAGCCCAGTTGCCGCGCGTATAACTTCGCAGCCTCTAGGCTTTCTGCAAAAAATTGACGCGCCGCATGACGAAAACGTCAACCTGGTCACGAATCCATGGGTAGTTCGTCAGCAGCTTTACCGGGTCGGCAATGTCTTTGCCGTCTTCTTTCAGGCCGTGAATCTCTGCGACCAGCTTAGCAAGGCGCTCGGTTGCCTTGGTGTATACTGTTTCAGCGTCTGCGGTTTTGTCCGCCGGCTCGCGGGCTGCCTCAGTCATCACAGCGCGGTACTGTTTCGAGTCGCTGCCGAACACCATCAAGTAAGCGTCAGGGATTACCTCAAACGTCACCGGATGCTTTAGTTCAAGCTTAGCGCTCTGTGCCGGGGACAAGCCTTTAAGATCCATCGTACAACTCCAATAAGCAGCCCCCAGCGATGGGGGCTTGTGGTTTAGATCAGCGCGAAGGTCGCGGTGACAGTAACGTTGCCCATTACGCCGATGTCTTGGCGCGGGTTGTCCAGCTTGCCGTCGCTCCACGATACGAACTTGTAGAGGTTGGCAGGCACAGCAGCAACAGCGGTGCCATTGGTGCCAAGCGGAATAACCTGCGGGCTTGCACCGATCAGCGAACCGTTAGCGCCCGCGGTGTAGGTCAGGGTAACGGTCGAAACGCCAGGGCCGGCAATCGACACAACGTCGCGGTAGTCACGGCGGAAAGTGACGGTGCGCATGCGGACGGTGTTGGAGTCGCCACCTTCGCCAGCGTTGCCAGTGACAAGCGCCTGGAAGTAGTCAATCTCGCCGTTGTTGTAGACCACCTTGAAGGCGTATTGATTGTCCGAAAGCAGGGCCGCTTTAAGCAAAATCTGTCCGGCGTCATTCCGATCAACCACAACTTCCATGGTTTCTTCGGGCTGGTCGCTGGTGCCTTTCAGGTGGACGGTGGCGCGCCGACCAAGGACGGTATAGGAAACGTCCTCAAAAGTGGTGCCGCCATCGCCGGGGGCGCTGGATACTTCGCCGACACTGGTATAGGTAAGCGCAGCAAAGCCGGCTTCGTCATAGGTTACGGGCACGCCAGCAGAAATGCTGATTTGCGTACCCGCGAAAGTTACTGCGTCTGCCATGATGGTGATCCTCTAGCGCTAGTGAGTGCATGCATATGCTGTGCCAGTTTAACCCGATAGCAAAATGCGTGCCATAGCTAAAAGATAGGCAATAAAAAGCCCCAGTGTTTTAGGCTGGGGCTTAGTTGGTGGCCGGCGCTGATCTCGGCTTTGAGGCAATAGGCGTGGTTGGGACGACGCCTCGTTTTAATGTCACCCGTGCAGACTAACCAAACCCTAATCTCGTCTGCTACACCCGGCGCCGTTTCGCTACCCCCAGGGAACTCTCGCTCTCACGATTCGCGCATCAGCCTGCGCATTCACCAGGCGCAACTATACCGCCACAAACGACCGATAAGCAATACTAACCGCCACACGATACCACCCATCCACCGGGCCAAGGTTAGCGACTGACACCGTGCCAAGCTCTACGCCAGACAACACAGTCCCGCGCCTGAAGTGCGCCCGGATTGCGTCGGCCTTAGCCTGCGCACCGCCCGCGCCTGAGTTGATCGGGTAATTCAGATCAATCTGAAATACGCCGGCCATCTCGTCAGAGTCGCGGATTGATAGCGGCGCAGTGGTTGCTGGAATCACGAATACTGACGCCCATGCCGTGCTAGCGGTAGGCTTGGTAAACGTGGCGTTCGGATATGCCGTCAGCGCATCAGTGAAGAACGCGCCGGATCGGTAGCGGGCGATTAGTGCGGCGGGGATGGTGTTGAAGCTCATTTGGTGTATCCTCTTTGTGCGGATAGCTCGACGGAGCGAAAAGGTGAATTCATCGAACGCCCTTCCGCGACCTCATTCGATGCCTGCTGATGAAGGATATTACCATGCAAGAGCAATGGCTTGCCGTTCGTGAATATGAAGGACTGTACGAGGTTTCCAGCAATGGAAGGGTCAGGAGTCTTGATCGAAAAATAACAAAGGCCAATGGGTTTTCATACAATTTATCTGGTCGCATATTAAGCCAAGTCAATCACAGCACTGGATATCTGCAAGTAGGACTTAGTAAAAATGGAAAATGCACCAGCAGGCTTGTGCATAGGCTGGTAGCTGACGCTTTCTGCAAAAATCCTGAATGTCTCGATGAGGTCAATCATATTGACTTGAATAAGCGCAATAATTGCATGGAAAATCTTGAGTGGTGTACGCATAAGGATAACCAGGCTCACGCCGGCAGGAATGGCAGGATGTCTACCGTTAGGGGTGAGTCAAAGGGAGCCTCAAAACTAACAGCAGAGCAGGCTACTGACATAAAGCAGATGCTCAAGGATGGCGTAAGGGTCATGCACATCCATCAAAAGTATCCATTCATCAGTAGGACTCCAATCTATGAGATAAAGAGCGGATCCAGCTGGTCTCACGTTTAAACCTTATTATCGGATACAGCTTTCCTGACAATTGCCTGTATCCGAGCTACATTGCGTCTTGCCATACCGCCAGGCTGCTGCTTAGACCAGCCATATTCTAAGCGCAGAATGTAAGGCAGGCCGTTTGCAAGGTAAATAACCTTGCCCATACCGAACTTGGCCGACTCTGAGGCTGCCTCAGCAAGTGCCGGCCCAGCCCCGTCGCGGTTAATCTCACCGTCTTTTGGCGCACCTATACTGGTCTGCCAGTTACCACGCGCACGCCCCGTATCTACCGGTGTATCCTTGATTACCGAACCGAACAGCTCCAGCGCAATAGCTCGACCTGTCTGGTCAAGGCTGGCATTTGTCAGCTTTGCGAATCTCTCGAAGTCCTTGGCGAAACTCATTTACGCCCCTGCAACTCATACAACAACTGAGTCCCAGCCGGATTCAGCGCCTTAACCGTCTGCACCACATACACCGTCGCGCCGTCGATAATCTGCGCTCCGGCAGTTGGTTCAGGTGCTGTGCCGACTGATACGAGGATTTTCTTGTCATCGGTCTGCACAAGCGTGCCGGACTCGGTGACGCGGCCTTGATAGTTACCGATTACGCCGCTGACAGCGTGGTCGGCGTATGTCGGCACGTTCGTTTGCGTGTCTGGATCGTATGCGGCGCCGGTCTGGATTCGCAAGGTAAGCGGCTTGCCGAACTGAGCCAGCAAGCGGGTGGCGGTTGATTGGAGGCCGCTGTAGAAGTCAGACACGCCGCACCTCAAAGTTAATTCCGCCGCCAGCCTTCATAAGCGGTTTCAGCAGGCCCATGGCTGCTGTGAACACAGGCTGCGTATTGTTCGCGCCTTCTGCGTACTTCACCGTCACAACGTCAACGGTTTCCTCGATAACGCTGCCTTTGCTGCCTGCTGATACGGTTGGCAACAACGGCACACCAGCATCAACATCCAGCGCAAGCCGACACTGCGCATCTTTCAGGCTCTGCGGGATTGCGTCATCAGCAAGCGCCGTGCCGTACACATATACGCCAGTGCGCGGCCATGCGAGCGGCTGTGTCGGACTGGTGCGCTCGCCCTGCCAGCGGTCTTCCAGGGTGGCGAGGTAATCCATGGCGAGCAGCAATAAGACCGACGGGTTGCTGTCAACGATCACGATCCCGCGATCATTGGCATAAGTGCCAAGCTCGCCTTCTGTTGCGTAGGTATTTGTGCCGACTATCAGAGCCATTAAGCGAACGCCTCCTGACGCATTTTCTTGAGGTTTACGCGAGCAAGTCGGCGCGACTTTGAAGCAAAGAATTGAGAAAACTTGCTGATGTCGCCGACCTGCTCATAGCGCATGCCGTCGCACTCGCCAAATGCGACATCGCCTGTACGCTCAAACAATGCAGATACGGTCTGGACAATTGCAACGTCGCCTGACTTATAAATATCCATCACTCACAAAGCCTCTATTTAGTAATGCAAATGATATGCCAGATAACCGCGCAAGGCAAAAGAAAGCCCGCACATGGCGGGCTTGAGTTACGGGCGCTCTTCAAAGAACGACGAGAAAACACCATTACGGAGTCTCGTCCACAGCCTTACGTTTCTTCTGCTGGCGCTTCTGATACTGCGCCATGAATGCACGCCATAACGGCGTATCAATCGGCATTGGTTGCTTTTGCTGGTCGGCCACGGCGCACCTCTGGCTTGATTTGCAAATTCTTAGCGGCTTCTGCCTGTTGCTCAGGCTTACGCGAGCGCTCGATTCGTTGCAGTGTTTCAAAGTCTACCGGCTGACCAGGGATCAGGCCGTCTTCGTTAACTTCTGCCATGTGTCACCTCTTTGTTTGTGCAAATAGTATGCCATAAAAAAGCCCCCAATAAAGGGGGCTAGTTCGTAGCGTTACATCAGTTGGTTACAAGGAAGGCCAAAGGCACGTTCTTGCGCTCAACTACGCGCGACCAAGCTGCATCTGCGGCCAGTTCGGCAGGGGTGAACGAGAACGAGGCCGGGGTGCCGGTGTTCTGGTAGCCGCTCGGGTGCAAGATCCAGGTCTTACGGGTCCATAGGGTTTCAACGCCAGCACCGTTGCCTTGAGCTTCCTGGCGCTCAACCTCAACCGGAACCAGTGGCGCGCCGTCACCATAGGCAAATGCGCCTTCGCCAAACAGCACGGAGGTGTATTTGAAGCCCGAAGTAGAGCCGGCGGTTACGGTCATGCTGTCGTCAACGATAACGCGCAGGCCCATGTAGGTCGGAATGGTCAGCATGCCCTGGCTATCTGGGATGTAGACAATATCGTCATTCTTGACCATTTGAGCCATCACGCGGCTATGCACTGCGATTGCGCGCAGGCTATCACCAGCGTCACCCATTGTGTAAACGGCATCGGTGAAGCTGTCGCGGTTGAACTTGGTCGACGCGGTTTGAGCGCCGGTCGATTCAACTGCTACGTTTACCACCATGTCGCCAGCGTTGTTTGCCACGTTGTCGGCATACACGCCATTACAGGACGCAATCAAGCGGCGCTGCCATTGGCGGGTCCAATAGGTGTCAACACGGGCACGGATGTGCTCCATTGCGCGCGGCCCCATTGCCAGTTCGGACGCCAGGTCAGAGGCGGAAAGGCCTTTGTTCAAGAACGCTTTACGGCTGATCTGCTCGCCCTGCACGATCTTGGACGGCGAGGCGATGTTGGCCGGGTTATCGGTGCTCAGGTTCGGCGCGACGGTTTCGTCAATGTCTTTCCAGAACGGCAGCTCGGCAGTTTTACCGGCAGCGGTTGCCAGGCTGTCGAACAGGGCGGAACGGGTAACGATACCGGACTGATAGAACGCGGTCTTTTCCGGGCTGTTAACAGCCGGCAGGTCTTGGAAGACCTTTACGTCAATGATGTCGGCGAGTTGGACGGTAGCCATGATTTAGTAACCTCGTGTGCGGGATTTGTAATCGGCATTCAGCCGATCATATTGCGCGGGGTCTTTCTGGCGGATTGCCGAAAGTTCAGCCCCTGTTAACTCTTCAAACTTTTTAACGGCCCCGCCGCTGGAGTTACTGCCGGTCGCCCCGCCACCGGATGATTGATTGCCGTCCACGAGGAACGGATAACGCTCGGTCAGATGCTTGCCCAACTGCTCCGCAGTCATGGTGCCGTCCGGCCCTGAAATCACGACGCCATCCGATGTGTGCTGGATGAACGCCAATGCTTCTTTCTTCAACAGCTCGGCCTTGCCAGTGTCGCGGCTAAGCGTATTTGCAAGCTGTGTTGCCAGTTCGCAGCGCTCTTTGTCGGCGATCTTGCGGCGGAACTCGTCAAGCTCAGATGTGCGCTTTTCAAGCTCGCCTTTCGTGTTCTTGTACAGCGATTCAAACTGCTGCGTTTCTTCCAGGCGCTTTGCCTCAGATTCTGTCTGCGCTTTTTCGAACTCTGCCAGCTTGTCTTTAGCGGCTCGGCGTTCGTCGCGCTCTTTGCGCAGGGCTTCTTTAAGCTCGTCTGCCGGGTCGATGCCCTCGACCTTCAAGCGGAACCGCTCGCCCTTCTGCTCATACAGACCTTTAACGCTTTCATCCAGCCCTTCAAGGCTGTCAACTTCAAACTTCAACATTGCGCTACCCCGTAGCATATAAAGCGCAACCCGTGCGCGTTCATGCAAAGGATATGCCAGTCTGTTAATGGTTGCAAGTAGCGTGCCAGCTTGAATTTCAGGCAAGAAAAAGCCCGCTGTGTGAGCGGGCTTGATTCATCTAACCCATAGCTTGCGCCTGATTATCAGCCCTATGGTTGATTTTTCTACGCCGAAGAATGCGCCGACATCGCGGTAAGTCATCCCGTCAGCCACCATGCGCCGCGCCATTTCGGCTTTTTCATAGCTCATTATGGCTCTAGGGTGTTGCTCGCCGACCTTCCTTGGCTTGTGCTTCCTTGTCATGCTGTCCTGCATAGGAAGCAGCATTTGAACCATCGAGCGCTTTGATTCTTCGATCTTATGGCATGAAGCGCAAACGGATTGCAGGTTGCTAAGCGCGTTCGCCTTCTTGTATGAATTGAAATTGTGAAATGGAATTATGTGATCTACGTCTAGCGTTCTGCCGTATGCCTGCAAACATTGCTCGGCTGACATTCCGCACTTTACGCACTTGTTACCGTCGCGATTAAGGGCTAAGGCCCGCTGCGACTTCCAGTCAAAGCCTCTACCGTGAATTGTATTCCAAAGGCTTTTACCGCCCTGCCAATTCGGATGCTTTTCACCCTTGAAAGCTGCGCCTATCTTGTCCTTTCTTGACTGGTCACACTTGTAGAATGCGCTTAGGCATTCCTTTGAGCATGTCTTCCTTCCGTTAACCCGAACGTACCAGCGGTGGCCATCCTTCCTTGGCGATATTGCCGAGAACTCAACAAGACAAGATGCGCATTTAGCTGCTGACGGTTTATCGTGTTCAATCCTGCATTCCATTGAGCAATATTTTGGCGCCTTGCCGCCCTGCCAATTTCTTACAAATGATTTTTTGCAGTGGCAGCACTCAACTCTTCGCAGCTCTGCCGTTTGCTTTTCAGCAGACCTATAGCAAGCGACTGAGCAGTAAATGTTTTCGCACTCTATGCCGTTGCGCCCAATCGACTTAGACCGGCCAAAGACTGTAGCCGAGCAATGCCCGCATAACCCGGCCTGCTTTTGCCCGCGCACATAATCGCCAGCACGCTGCGCTACTCGGTAGCATGCAACGCTGCAAAACTTCGATGATTTGTATTTGCTAGGATGGAAAGGAGTGCCGCAAGTTTTGCAGCTAGCTATAATGCTGTCGCACATATCATCACCGCTATGATGGTTGTGAAATGGTAGGAGGGCGCGCCAACGCCCTTTCGCCTATTCTATCACTGTAGAGTGATGCCTTCCATTGCGCGCAACTGGTCTAGCGTCAAAACTTTCCCCGCATCATCCGTGAACTTTTCCACGTTCATACCTCCACGGAATAGCTCGGCTCTCTCTGGCCCCAGCACTGAATCTTGGAACTCTATCGGCTGCTGCTTTAGCCATGAGTTGTATGTCGTCTGCGCTGATACCGGGCCTTTATAGCTTGCCCTCGTTGCGCCTTCGCGTAGCGCCGCAAAACGATCGTCTACAACTGGAACGCGGATCGACCTGCAATTGTAATGCATTGGTGGCATTGGCCCGACACCAACCGGATACAAGTGAGAATCGAGTGATAAACATGTCAAGGTCACTCTCCCGTCGAGAACGGCAGAAAACTCCTCCCCCTTCAAAACATCCGCATTGGCCTTGTAGACCTCGGCCCGCGCAACGCTACCGGCAGCATTTGCAGCAGTCCTGACGACTGTTTCCGCCTGCGCCCTAGTCCTTGTATTAACCAGGCTCATCACATTGCGCGTGATCTCGGCATTCGTCGCGCCAGCAGTGATACCTGCTTGCACGGTCGTCATAACTTCGCGCGATACGCCGCTAGCGAACGTGTCGAATATGCCTGAAAACGTGGTGTTAATCGTCTTCTGCCCGCTGATCAACTTCATAGGCGCGGACGTAACAGCAGCGCCAAGCGCAACAGCCGAAACGCCAGCAAGGTCAACCGTGACGGCGCCTTGTAGCAGCTTCTGAGTAAAGCCAGCCTCATAGACTGCAAACTCTGTCATGTTCGCCGTCATCAGCTCTTCCAGCTCGACACCAGCAGCCGACGTAATGGCTATGATGTCGATTTGCAGCGCGATAAGCCGAGCTGTCTGGAAGTCCGTCAAGTCCTGCCGCTGTAGTGCGGCGCGGATCTCCTTGGCCATCTGTTTCAGGATTGGCAGCGATTCCTTGACTTGTTGGCCGGCGAATCGCTGTAAAAACACCATATGGCGCGTCAATCTATCGGTGATAAAGCCATTCGCACTCATACAACAGGCGCCAACGGCTCAACGTCGCCAACCTCTGAATCAATCTCTTCGTTTGTGCGGTTTTGAGCGACTATCCCGGCCCCGCGAAGCTTGTTCTGAACATCCGGCTTAGCAATGATCTGACGGTCAAACAATTGGATCATCGCCATGATCTGATTGGCGTCGAGGTTGTCCGGGTAGAACTGCTGATTCAGTTGGTACTTCACGGAGTCGGGGTTGCCGCCCATGAATAGAGCGCAATCCTTGATGGCGGCCAGCACGCCAGCAGAGACGTTATTCGTGGCAGACAGTAGCGCACTTGAGCGAGTCGATGCGTCAATCCGCGCAGCCTCAGCAGTCTCCTGCACGCTCGGCGTGATCATGTTCGCGCCTACCGCCAGCATTTGATCCTCAAGGCTCTTGAGCTTTTCTCCTGTCGCGCTTGTGGCTTCAAGTTGCAACAGGCTAGCAGTGCCAGAGTCGCCAAGGAAAATGCCCTGGTCAGCCCCCACCGTGATTCCGTTCGGGTTAGCCTCTTTCCATTGCTCGTTGCTCATGGTGGAGCTGATAACCAGCGTGCCGCCAGAGTGGATATGCAGGCACTTTGCTTGGTCGGCAGTGACTTGATAGTGCGCCGTGTTTAGATCAACGATCCCGCTGATTGGCGCTTGATCAATGTCAGGACGGTTATTCTCTGCGCCGATGATCTGGAGCGGGATATGGTCAAACGTGCTGCCGGTGAAGTCTACCGGGGCGAACTCTTCTACAACAATGTCGCCTTTGTCGTCATAAATGGCCTGAGTGTAAACGCCATTACGCAAGCGCAGGACGCGATATTGCTTCTTGATCTCGACGGTGAATTCATCTTTCTCAATTTCCGTCTGTTCGCATAGCTTGATCATCGTCAGCTTCATCACGCCGCCGACTAGCTCAAACTTCCAGTTATCCGCCGCCTCTGCTGCGTATGTGGTGATACGCGCTTGAAGGTTTCGGCGTGCGACTTCCTCGGCGCTCAGGCCTGGCTCTGACTGCGGGTACTCAGACAGAAGGATTGACCGGCCAACGATTAGCACTTCGTCGAGGCACAGCTTTGCCAGCTGCTCAAGCGATAGGCCCGCACCGTCCGCATTCGTTTCGAGGTATTCAAGCTGCGACGGCAATTCAACATCAGCCGGAAGGCGAAACACCATGCCAGACAGGCCGGCGACAGTGTAGGAGGAAACAGGCATCCACACGGCGCGCATCTGGTAGCGCGCATAACGCAACCGCGCCGCAGGGCTTGCGTCGGCCTCTGAGTCGTCAGGCAGAAACATGGTGCCGGCGAGCCTTACCGCGTCTTGGCCATCTGTCGCGGCTCGATTCTTGCGCCACCGCTCGGTATTGGCTGAGTATTCTGCGCAGACAGATGTGATAGGCATGGTGTGATCCTGGCTTTAAATATGCAGGAAGTATGCCATAAAAAACGATAGCGGTAAAAAAGCCGGCGCGTGGCCGGCTAATTCATCAGTGAAACGACCTAATAAATCCAGTCACGGCCTGACGCCAGTAGTAAGCAAAGCGCATAGACTCAGATAGCAGCGTGCCAGTGAATGTAATCGGCCTGTCTTCTTGCAGGCATTCAAGTATGGCTTCGTTCATTTCCTGTCTCCGATGTTGGCCGGCTTGGTGGTTAGGGTTTGCGGTAGAGTCCTGCGTCATAAAAGCGGGCCGCCTGATCTCGCATTAACTTGTGAGTGCATGGGCCTTCTTTGTATTCGTAGGCAGAGATGATCTGCTCAATAGCCGCCTCCCGCTCGTCCGCCGCGATTTGCTCGGGGGTGCGGATTGGACGGAAACTGCTAGCAGAGACAAAACCATCATAAGGAGTGTCGTAATCGCCATGAGTTTTAAATACGCACGATCCATCATCTGTGTCTATGCCAATTATCTTTGTTTCGTACCAATCACCATCATGATAAACCTCACACACCACCCCAACCGGCGGCAGACCTTTGCCAGACCATGATGGGGTGGTTGGGCGGGCAATTGCATTAGACAAATCCGTGCATGGCTGCGATCCGCGCGTGTAGGTATGCGCCCAGTGGGCGTGGCCCATATACCCGACATTTAGAACGGTGCCGCCCTCCATTTTTAGCCATATTGGACGATGTAAATCATTAGGCGCTGGAACGTAATGCGTAGCCCCTTCCGGCGCATTACCCCAATCAATCTGTTCGTTCATTTCTTCCACTCCAATCATTTGGCTTTCAGGATGTCGCCGTTAATTTCCATGCGCTTGCGGTCAAGCTCGCGAACTGTATCAATCACGCCTGAGGCGTAGAACACCTCTTCCGTCGTGTAGTGCGTACCGTATTCGCGGTTCATGATGCGGGCCTTGTGCTCTGCGCTGATGTAGTCCATCACTAGCGCGCAGTAAATTATCAAGCCAAGGCAGCCGATCACCACCGAGATCATGCCTAGCACCGCGCAAATAATACTATCCAGGCTGCTCGCCACCGCCAGAAGAGCGGCGCCAACCACCGCCAAAGTCACCAACCCGCAAAGCAAAAGAATCATTTTTCAATCTCCAATCGCGGCCAATCCGCCATAGCACTATACACGGTGCGCTGGCGGTGTCTAGTATCCGTCAAAAATTGAAGCGCACCGGCACAGACGCAACCGGCTTGTGTATCGGGAAT